TTATCATGAGATTTCCTGTAAATGCTGTAGCTATACGCTTTGTTGATAATACAATAGAGTTATCAGTATTCGAACAATTAAAATGGGCGATAGAAGAGCAAGGTGTAGGTGTCTATTTTAAAATCAATAAATCACCTATGCGGATAACTTATAAACCACGTGGTAACTATATTACTTTTCGTGGTGCACAAAACCCTGAACGAATTAAATCATTAAAAGATAGCCGGTTCCCATTCGCTATTGCATGGATTGAGGAAGAAGGCGAATTTAAAACAGAAGATTCAGTCAAGACTATTACCAACTCACTGCTACGTGGAGAGTTAGGCGATGGTCTTTTTTATAAGGTCTTTCATTCTTATAATCCACCAAAAAGAAAGCAATCGTGGGTAAACAAAAAGTATGAAACGTCCTTTCAACCAGAAAATACATTTGTTCATCATTCTACCTATAAAGACAATCCTTTCATTGCTAAAGCCTTTATTGATGAGGTAGAAGCGACTAGGGAAACAAACCCACGGAGGGCAGAATGGGAGTATGATGGCAAAGCGATAGGCTCTGGTGTTGTTCCTTTTGACAATTTGCATGTTATCAAAGGTTTTATCACTGATGATATGGTTGCTGGTTTTGACAATATTCGCCAAGGTCTTGACTACGGTTATGCAACTGATCCGTTAGCATTTGTCCGGTGGCATTATGACAAAAAAAGAAACTGTATTTATGCAATAGATGAATTGTATGAGGTCAAGCTTAGTAACAGGAAAGCTGCTCAATGGATTAAATCCAAAAAGTACGATTATCAAGATATTTATGCAGAGGTTGAACCTAAGTCAAATGCAGAAATGAGAGATGAACACGACATAAAGCGCCTTTATCAAGTGAAAAAAGGTCCCGACAGCGTGGAATATGGTGAGAAATGGCTTGATGATTTAGATGCTATCTATATTGACCCACTGCGAACACCATTCATTGCACGAGAATTTGAAAATATTGATTATCAAACAGACAAAGACGGTAATCCTAAAGCTCGATTGATTGATAAAGATAACCACTGCTTAACAGGAGATACGATAGTTCACACGTTAAAAGGCGATATCCCAATAAAAGATTTAGTTGGTTCGCAAGGCGAAGTATACGCTTATGATTTTGTAAAAAATAAACGAACCGTATTGCTGTTTAACGAGGTGAGAATGACTAGAGAAAAAGCTGAAATCTATGAATTACAATTAGAAGATGGTTCGGTTATAAAAGCGACTAAAGACCATCTAGTTTTAACATGTAAAGGGTGGAAATCTTTAGGGAGAATTACAGAAGAAGACTATATTATCAATGTTTTTAATTGACTCTACACGATACTATTTGATATAATAAAGTATAATATTAAATAGGAGCGGTGAACATGAATGAAAAAGTGCAGTATTTTGATGGTAAGCATTTTACGAGAGATGACAAAACAGGGTATTATCTAAATTCAACCATAAGGGAACGCATGCACAGATATGTATGGAAGTTTTATAATGGGGAAATACCTAAAGGATATGAAATACATCATATCGACGAAAATAAAAGTAATAACAATATAGAAAATTTGATGATATTGTCCGTTTCCGAACACAAAACAGAGCATATGAGTCATAGCAAAAAGTTGGGTGCAAAAAATGTAGAAAGTGGACATTTAGAAAACATAAGAGAGTTGACTAAAGAATGGCATAAGTCACAAGAAGGAAAAGAATGGCACATGAAACATTACGAAAGAACAAAAGATAAATTGCATGAAATGGCTGTTTTTAATTGTGAGAGTTGCGGAAAAGATTTTGAAGCAGAAAAGACAGGAAATAACAGATTTTGTTCTAACAAATGTAAAAGTGCTTGGAGAAGAAAAAGTGGAGTTGATGATATTGAAAAAGAATGCCCAGTTTGCGGAAGAATATTCAAAGTTAACAGATATTCAAAAACTAGGAGTTGCTCAAGACAGTGTGGCGCAATTCTCAGGAAAGAAAGTAAAAGTAGTTAGCGTAAGGCAATCAGGGATAGAAGATGTTTATAATATGGAAGTAGCGAACCACCATAACTTTGCGGTTAATGGTGGTTTTATTGTTCACAATTGCATTGATGCGACACGCTACGCCTTTAGTGAGGATATGGAAAAAGGTAATAAACTTGGTTCAATTGATATTGGAGACCTTGGATTCAGATAGGAGTGAAAGAATGCTTACATTCGAGGAAGCAAAAAAATTATATGAAAGTCATGTGATGAACCGTAGACCACGCTTGAAGAAGTTAATGCGGTACTACAAAGGGGAACATGATATTTTAAATCGAAAAAACCGTAAAGGGAAAAAGGATGCCAAAGTAGTTCATGGCTATCCTCGCTATATCAGTACAGTTGTTACTGGTTACACTGGTTCGGTCAACTACTCTAAATTAGAAGACCACGAAAAATTAAAAGCTATCTTTGATTATAATAGTGAGTCTTCAGTAAATAGTGACCACCTACTATTCATGTCAATCTTTGGCGAGTCGTTCGAAATTATATGGCTTGATGAAAGTGGCCAACTTTGCTTTGAAGCGCTTGACCCTCAATCTGTGATGGTTATTACAGATGGTAAGTTGCGTGAGAGCGTTACAGATGCGATTGTTTTTGATGAAGACGACAAAAAAGGGAATAAATACAAGGTTACTATGACGTGTTACGATGACACTCATCGCGTAGTATATTCTTACATTCGTGATGAAAATGCTTATAAACAGGAAAAGTCGGAAATCATGACTGAAACGTTTGAAATTGAAGAAGAGCAAACTCCGCATAAGATTGGTCGTTGCCCAGTGATTCAAATTAAAAATAACCGTTGGAACTTAGGGGATTTTGAACCAATTATTTCCGAAGTTGATGCATACAATCTGTCCGTCTCTAATAGTGTTAATGACTTAACGGACAATACGGATGCAATGATGGTATTTAAAAACATGATGGCTACATCACGAAAAGATATACGAGAAGCTAAAGAAGCAGGCGGATTTAAAGTAGGAGAAAATGGAGACATCTATTGGTTGGTCAAAGATGTCAATGACGGATACGCCGAAAATATTAAGAACCGGTTGAGTTCTGATATTCACAAATTTTCTTTTGTTCCCGATATGTCGGATGAACAGTTCGCCGGTAATGCTTCTGGTGTAGCAATACGATACAAGTTACTACCTTTAGAGCAGCTAAGATTGGAAAAGGTCAAGTGGATGCGTAAGGCGTTATTTACTCGTTTACAAATGATTAGTGAATATCTTGATGCATATGAAAAAACATTTGATCCATTAGAAATTGGTATTACATTTAAAGCTAACTTACCTCAAAACGTTCAAGAAATTGCTGAATTTGTCAAGAATCTTTCTGGTATCACATCTAAAGCGACTATGCTTACTCAATTAGGACCTGAAATCGTTCCAGACGTTCAAGTGGAACTAGAAACAATCGAAGCTGAAAAAGAGGATGCGAAAGAAAATAGCTTCATCCCTGCTCAAATTAGGAGGGATGTGAATAGCGATGGCGAACGATCCGACTTATTGGCAAGTGAGACTACAGAATCCTCTGTATCAAGCTTACAACGAGAATGAATACGCCACACGTGAGTGGTTAAATGTCTATGAACAGGCAAAAAAGGAGATTGAAGCAGAATTATTTGACGCTTATCGGAAAATCAACGTTGAGAAACCTTTGATTTCTGATTTTTATCGTTACAATCATTTGCAAAAAATTGAGAAACAGATTGAAGAATCTATCATACAGTTGGGTGTTCGTGAGGAAGACTTTACAACTAATGTGTTAAAGTATGCTACTGATTTAGGTACTAAGGTTGTTAATAATGTTCTTGATGCGCCTATTCTTAACAAACGTGCGATTGATAATGTTATTAAATATCCATGGCATGGTGCGAATTATTCTGACAGGATTTGGAATAATAAAGCCGAATTAATTGCTAGTATGAAGTCAGAATTAACAAATGGAATCATACAAGGTAAGTCTATTTATCAAGTAGCAAGTGCGATGGAAGAACGCCTAAATGTTGGTAAGAATAAAACGCAAAGGCTTGTTCGTACTGAATACATGCACGCACTTAACCAAGGGCAAATTGAATCTTACAAAGCAGCTGGTTATACAAAATTACGTTGGTCTGCAACTATGGATAGTCGCACAAGTGAAATGTGTCGTGAAAGAAACGGTAAAGAGTATCCTATTGACCAATTGCCGGATATCCCTGCGCATCCTAATTGTCGGTGTACGTTTGTTCCTGTGATTGATGACGATTTTATCGATGCACGGGCTCGAATGTTAGAGGAAGCAAAACAACAGATAGAAAACGCTGAGCCAGATGAAGAATTTCTGGAAATTGACAATTTGCTTGAACGGAAATTACAAACAAAAAGTGATAGCTGGTATAGCAGATTGTCCAACCCTCAAATACGCGCCATAGATAATTTTACCGATGACTGGTATAATGATATGAACGGGTTATTGATGGATAAGAATTACGACAGCTCGGACAATGATTATGTATATTTCAATATCGAACGGTTGGAAGAGGCTTTAAGTCAATTCAGTTTAGAGGAGGATATTGTGGTATATCGTGGAATATCTTCAGCGGAGTATGACAGTATCCTAAAAGGAAATGTTTTCCAAGAATTTAAATCAACGAGCACAGCCAAACATATTGCAACCGAATTTGCTGGCAAGTCAAATGGGAAAGTTGTCAAAATTAAATTGCCGAAAGGCAGTGATGGTGCGTTTATTGGAGAAAACAGTGCTGCGCCAGATGAAAAAGAGTTTATTTTGAACCGAGGAACCATGTACGAAGCTAAGGAAGTTGACGGACACTTGGAGGTGACCATCATTG